TGAACTACTAAAAGAATTTGGTACTCCTTGATGAACTTCTATTGTTCCGTTTTTATTTATCGCTTTCATATTAACTTGCTATTTGTGAGATTATGTACCAAGCTGTATCAATTGCTACCCACTTGATTTGTATTAAATTCTTTGCACTTGCAGCATCTGAATAAGTACCTGATATTTTATTAAATGTACAAGCTGCTGCGTTTGAAGTTCCTAAAGTAGCAGTAAAAGAACCACCAGAAGCAAGAATTTGAAAAGTTTTAACATCTCCAATTCCTACATTTGTAAAGTTTAAAGTAAAACTGTGTCCTGCTGTAAAAGTAAATACATCACTTAAGGCTGTATCAACTGCTATTGTAGCTGCTGAAGTTAATGCGGTTGCTGCTGTGTATTCTACTCCTAGTTTTGCAAAAGTAATAGAATCATTTGCAATAGTTACCGCTCCAGTGTTTGCCATTGTAACATCACCACTTAAAGCAGCTGCTACCATTCCTGTTCCATCACCTATCATTATTTCGGTAGTTGCTAAGGCTAGTTCTTCTAATACTCCACTACTGTTAGCATTTCTTATTAAAAGGCTGTTAGCGGCTACATCTTGCATTTTAGCTAAAGTTACTCCTGCATTGTTTAAAGATATTGTTACTGCTCCTGCTACTGTAGCACTTGCGATTGGTGCGGTTGCTGTTACACTATTTACATCTGCTGCATCATCATCGTACAGATCTGTAAAGTTTGCGTTAACTTTTACAAATGCGTCTCTTATTGGGTCACCAGTCCCATCATTTGCATTGTCTCCAACTCCTATTACTTGTTTTGCCATTGTTTATTTTTTTATAATTGTGTTGCCGAAGCTCTATATTTTGTTGTATCTGCCGTAAATGCTACACCAGAAATTTTTGTTAAATCTGCTGTTAATTCAAATGTTCCCCAGCAACTAGGAGCGGATATATCAGGTATAGCCATTGTTGAATATGCAGTATCTGCTCCAAATCCACTATTTGTAATCATTTCACAATATATATTACCCCAACCTATACTATTAGCCATACTATTATAATACTTTTTTTATGTTTTTGTTATATGTATTTTTTAAATATTGTTTTAATTTAAAAATATTACTTTGTTTTGGTTTATATGTTCTTATAATACCCATCCACTAAAATTTGATTCTTTATCAGGAAATACATCCTCGTTGTTATTTGTGTAATATGTAGGAAACTTAGCAGCAGCGTTAAAACTCATATAATCTATAAATCTATCTGTATAGTATTGTGCTATAGTTCTTTCTTTTTCTATTAAGAAATCTATTTCGTTTTTTTCTACATTTTGTGCGTTTTCGCTACTGTGTTTAAATACGCCCTTATTAGCTATTGTATAAGCTGCAAAGGGTAAGTACTCAACCATAGCCCAATGACACAGCATAGGCTTTAAATGATCTGTAACAAGGGCTAATTCATCAGCGTGGTTACCTAGTGTACCAGCTGCAACATATCCTTCAATTAATTCATATAGTTTACTACCTAAATAATTTTGTATATGAATGTCCTGAGCAATTTTAATATACTGTATAAATTTATCAGTATCTACATTTCCGTTCATTGCAGTAAATTTTACTACATCATTTCTTGTTACAAATAGTGCTGTTGCCATATTTTATTTATTTATAAACCCTTGGTTAGGCATGTTAATCGGTTTTATACTTACTTCACTTTCATTAGTTGCTGGTCTAAACCCATCGCGTTTTGCTTGTGCAGTAGTTATTTCTGATTTTGGGTTTCTTGGGTCTGGGCCATTACCTACCTTACTCATATAAGTTCTACGTAACCAAAAATGATGACAGTTTCCTCCGCCTTTCCATAACCAGATATTATAGGTTTTTGTTGAACCTTTTGGCCCCCATCCTGGATTAACTGCTGTAGTATTCATTTTCATTATATCTTCTTTACGATATATTTTTTTTGCTGTTGTCATTAGCTCACAAAACTTACGGCTATTGGTAGACGTTTTTTCTGGTGAATATTTATATCTTACTTTAAACTTCATTTCTCCTACTTTTCCGTCTTGTTTACTTTTTGATAAAGGTTTGGCAATACCTGTTGAAGCTAACCCAATCATTTTATCTAGGGCTTCTTCTTGTTCATAGTTTACTTGTCTTTCATCTACTAGTTCCCAATTTTCTAAATCCTCATCTTCACCAAAACCATCCAATGTAACAAACATTTCTTCATCATTAAATTTTTGGCCTGATAGACTTGTTAATTCTTCATCTTTTACACCTGTTTCTTCTTCTCTTGATTCATCAGTTATTGCGTTATCTGTTTCAATGAATTCAAGAGGCTGTACTGTCTTGAAATAAAGTTTTAAGCTAATATCATTAACGGCTAGTATATCGTCTATACACTCAATCAATAGATGCTGATAGGGCTTTATAGTAATGTTATCAAAAAGTAAAGAAGCAGTTTTAATTTCATCAGCATTTGATCCTAGACCTGTGTTATCTGTTCTTATTCCTAAAAGTAATGGGCTTGTAACCCTGTGAGCCACAATAAGCTTATTACTACATTCGTTTGAAAGATATTCATAGTGTGCTGGTGCGTCATTTAAAGGGATGTCGTCAACGGTTGTTTTGCTTTCTGCATTATTATTAAAAGCTATTATTACCTTTTCACCTCTTGCTCCTGTAAGCTTATTCATTACATCGTTCTTAACTTGAACTTGTTTTTCTTTATCAGGGACTCCATTATTAAAATTTACTATTTTTGTTCCGCTGAAATTATTTTGAACATCATTGATTAAATAATCGCTTATTTCACTTTCTAACTCTGCAAATGCTAAACCGCCCGCATAATCCACAGGACAGTAATAATCATAACCAGAAACGTATTTTTTACATATTTTAATTTCTGGTTCTTTACCATTACCAAATTTAAATGATGCTATTCTTAAGGGTTTGTCATTAGGTTTAATTTTGGTCCAATCATGAAAGTAATAATAAGCTTCAATTTCGCCTTTATCATTACATTTTTCTGCTCTTAAAGTTTGTCTAGGGAAGTGTTCGGCTTTTATTACCTTATTATCTTTATAAAGAATTTGAAAACTTCCTTCACCTAACAATTTTAAATCTAATACAATTCTGCGTAAATCATTATCCCCCATTATAGAACGCATCATTGCATATTCATTCGGTTTTTTATTAGAATCTAAAGCATCTAACCCCTTTCCAAATATCATTTGCGATACTGAACTAATTATTGAGTGATTAGTAGTTGAATTTATATATAAATCAATTAAATATTGGTAATAATTATTGTCATCTCCATAATTTATCCATTCTTTTTTGGGGTCTTCGCTTATTCTAGGCCTATTGTAGCTTGCTAGTTTTACGATATGTAGATTATTTGTCATACTGTTATATATTCGTTATCAGAAGCCTGTTCTATATATTCACCATTGTTTACTGAATAATCTGATACTGTTTGATTAGTGCAAAATATTCTATCTTTAAAAACAATACCTGCAACTGTTACACCTGTTATTATTAAATTATAAAAAATGTTTTCTTTTAAGTTTGGAAATGATGCTGAATAACTATTATAATATAAAGTTTCTGTTATTCCTGTAGAACTTACATTATATGCCTCTGTGTTTGTTGTTTCGTTTATAATTTTAATATTATAATTGTTTCCAGTTACCCAACGTCTTGGTATAAATTTAATAATTTGGGCATTATTTGTGTCTTGCATTATTATCATACTTATATAATAAAATAAGTTTGTTTTTGTTAAGTATAAAAAAAAAGGGCTACACTAATGCAACCCCCTTTTAATCAAAAGAAAAATCTATTAAGAATTTGTTCCTACCGTTACTGTTACAGTTGCTGTCATTCCTGCAAATGGATCAGCTTCTGTTGCACCTTCTAAAAAGTTAGCTGGAACCTGCTCTTGAGCAGAGAAACTAAGTGTATATCCGCTCATTTCTGCCATTCCTGATCCAGTTACAATAGTACCCCCATTGATATCGGCACCATTTTCTGCTCCCATTAAGAAAGCATTTCCGTTATAATCTTGTACGATAATATGTGGTCTTCCGTATGCCATCAATTTTAGCTCTTTATTATCTTGTACTGTTAATTTCTTTAATGTAAGATTTAAAGCTTGTTCAAAGAAAGTTGTTCCATTTTCTCTTGAAGCTGTAATAGTTTGTTCAAAACTACTAGTTCCCTTTAATTCATACTTAAATACTGTTACAGCACCTAAACTATCTACTACGTCTGTATCTGTGCTATCATACGAAATAGTTATATCACCAAAGTCTGCGAAATATACAGCTTTAATGCCTCCTACCGAGTCCTTGCACGGTTCTTTTCTACCTTTTGTTAAATCACAAGCCATCTGTTTTTTTTTTAATTAAAAAAGAGTAGATAGGCTTATTGCTTACCTACTCTAATTTTTTTTGGTTAATTTTTAAGAATAAAGAACTATATCTGATCCGATACCGTACTGAACGCTCGCACTAAATCTCATTACTACTCTTACATTCTGTGAGCCATCAATGTCTGCCATATCAATTACTTTCACTTCGTTCTGGTCGTTTAATAAACCAGTTCCAAAGAATAAGTTACTTTTTTCTGCAGCTACCATTGTGTTATCTGCTAATCCATTTGCTACAGCTAATTTTACACCATCAAAACTTAAAGTTCCACCTGTGTACCATTGTGTACCATCTTGATTTACACCAGCAGCACCTACATTCGTAGCAAATCCTCCTAACGCACGAACATAAGATCTAGCTACATTCTGTGATACATATATAAACATGTCTTCACTAGTATAAAGGCTTGAACCTATTGCGTCTACTACTAATCCTAATTTTGCAATTACGTTTGCGGACGTCACAGCAGCTCCAGCTCCAACATCTGTTACATCAGCATCGGCTAGCATTAATTCTTTAAAACCAGCAAACTCTCCATTGGTTGCAGCTGCTCCATTCCAGATACTTTGTTCTGTTTTTTGTGCTACTTTAGCAGATACATGTGCTATTAAGAAATCAGAAAAAGAAGTTGGTAAACTATCAAATGCTGAATATCCCATAGAAATTGCATCCCAATCTGATTGAAAATCTTTTTTACATAATTGTAAATTTACACTTTGGTAATCTGGTTGGATGATTCTTTCTGTTAAAGTTATAGTAGAAGTAGGATCAAAATCACAACTTGCATCTTTTACAAGACCATCCGTTGCTACTTTTTTAATTACTTCTTTAAATTTAATATTTGGTTTGATTGTTATTAAACCATTATCTAAAGTTGAACCACTCAATAACGCAGCCGAAATATAATTTCCTGCAAATTCTCCCGCATATGAAGAAGTAATTGACGTAGTTGTCGCTAATTGTACATTTTGTTTCATTGTATTTTTATTTTTATTTATTAATTATGCTAGTGTGATTCCTCCAGCTCCATCTGCAACTCCTGATAAAAACCAGTTTGTTCCATCACATTGTAATTCTACGTGATCACCTACTGTTTCTGCTGCGTGTGCAAACGTAATTGTAGTTTCATTTGCTCCTGCTATTTTCGCTCCATTTACTATAATAGAACCTTGTATTACTGCTGCTCCACCTGTTACAGTCCAAGCTGTAGTAATAAAAGAGGCTGCTGTTATAAATTTAAAACTTACTCCTGCTTTTACCGCTGGTAATGTTATTGCTACACCTGCAGCTGCATTTAGAAAGTAAGTTGTTCCTGAATCAGCGTGATATAATTGTGTTACTGCTGATACTGTTACTGTTTTGTCAAGAATTCTCTTAACGTCATTTGAAATTGTTTCCATTTTTTTTGTTTATTTATTTATTTGCTATTCTTGCCATTACTCTATCTAAAGTATTCTTTGTTCTATTTTGCCCGTGAAGATTTAAATTTGGTTTAGCTTCTGGTTCTGGGTTGTGATTAACTTTTTCAACTTCAGACATTTCCTCTTTTGAAGAGTAAACTACCTTTTTAATTATTTCTTCAGATTTAACAGAAGTAGAATCATCACTCATTTCTTCTTCTTTAGGTTCAAGAATTGCTTTAATTTCTTCTACTACCTTTTTAACTTCTTCAAGTTCTTCTTTGGTAGCATAAGCCATTTCTTCTTTTTTATCTTCTTCCTCAGCTTCAACTTCTTCTTCTACTGCTTCGCCGATAGATTTAATAATACCTTCTTCTTCGATAATTAAAGCTTCACCATCAATAAGTTTATACTCACCTACGGGGAGGGCCACCTTTTCGTCTTCTGTTACTATAAAAATTTCAGAACCTTCTTTAAATTCTTCTGATTCAACTATAGTACCATTTTCCAATTCAGCTTGTGCCAACTTTATTTCTTTTTGTTCATCGGATAATTCAATTCCAATAACTTCTTTTACTTTGTTTATTATTTCAGTTGCTTTCATCTATTTATTTAATGATTTGTTATATTATTGTAATAACCTTATTATTATAAGTATTTTACAACTTTTTGTTATGTTTTTGTTTTATTTATAACTTTTAATTAGCAGCAATACAAGCATTACAATCGCTATAAGCACTTACAGAACTTACTTCAAATTTGCCGCTATCTCTAGTAGCTGTAATTGTATAACAGTCGGTATGATTATGGTGTACAAAAGTTAAATAATATATATTACCTACAGTTAATTCTATATCGTGTGTGTGTATATGTTTTGTACCACCACTACAATTTATAGCAGTATAATATCTAGTAACAGATACTTTAGTTATATTTCCAATACCTTGTGCTTGTAAGCTACCATCACAACATTTCCTTGAGTATGTACCATCTGGACATAGACAGGCTCTACTCTGTCCTGTGGGACTTGGTATCCTACTCATCAAATAAAGCTTTTAATTTATCTATTTTAATTTGTGCTTCCATTTCTAAATCATCTTTTATTGATTCATTAGGCCTTTGTAATTTATCCGCAAAATATCCCTCGATTGAAAATCCTTTAATTTCGCCCGCTTTAACTTGCTTCCAAACTTCATCATTATTTACTTTCATGCTAACCATCCAAGTTCCGATTGGAACATTTAGGTTATACATCCTACTTTTATCTTGCTCGCTTTCTACAATCCAACTTTCAACAGCGGTTAAACCTTTTAATTCTAATTGGTGTTCTAGGGTTGCATTATTTTGATTTCCTTTAATAAAAAACAATTCACTAGCTTTGCGAACCGTATCTTTGGAAAAATATATGTAAAATTCTGTTTCTTCAGATTGTCTATAGATTGGTTTGTTAGGTATCAAAGCAGCACCCATAAGAATCCTCTTTTCTTTATCTACTTCTGCAAGTTTAAACTCTTGGTTCTTTAATGCAATGAAATCAGATTCGATTGCTGGATTTTCTACTACAGATATTGCTTCAATCCCTGAAACTTCATCTTCTTCATCTATAAAAAGTTCTATTATGTCCATATTAATATAATAATTTAATTATTTTTTGTTTTATTTTAACCTAAGCTAGCAGTCTCTACTACATTTCTATCTAGTGCTTGTTGTGTTGTTACTTCGCTACCTACAACAAATGCTTGAATTGGTTTTTGCTGTTGATCTCCTATTGCCATAGCTAACTGATTTTCTGGTGCTGCTCCTACTACATTGAAATCTGGGGGTGCTGATGGCATTATTGCTGCCCTTCCGCCTCCACTTGCTCCTCCTCCACCCCCAACGTTTGGAGTTTTGGTTTTTAATATTTGTGAAACTTGTAATGCTCCAAAGCCTGCTGCTATTCCAGCTTGTATAAACGGATAAGCTGGAAAGTATGGTGTAATTGGAGATTTTTGTGCGGATGTATATGAATTCATTGTTCCTTCAATTGCTGAAATGGTAGCACTTGCTACTGCGGCAGCTTTTCCTACCTTACTTCCATTTCCTGCAACAGCCATAATTAATTGGAGACCTTGTTTTGCAATGTTTAACTTTGCCGCTGCAACATCTTTTTCTAATTGTTTTGATTTTTCACCTTCCTCCACTTCATGTGCTTTTCTTTTACCAGCATAGAAATCTAAGATATCTTGTTTTTGTTCTTGGGTTGCACCAAAAGCATCTAACTCAGCTATTTTTCTTTCTTCTTCTAAATCTAATTTTTCTAAATAGGTTTCAGCTTCTTCGTCTTTTCTTTTTTCTTTAAATGCTTTATTTATTGCATCTATTCCATCTTCTTTTGCTTGGGTTATTGCTAGTTCTGCATCTGCCTGCATTTTAACTTCTGCCCCTAAAGCCTGTAATTGACTTGTTACTTCTTTTGCTTTGAGAAGCTTAGCGGTTTCTAGTTCTATTAATTTAGCTTTTAAAGTTGCCTCTTCATCAAGGTCTGCTTTAGTTGATTTTGCTAAACCGTTTTCAATTACCCTTGCATCATATCTTAATTTTGCAGCTGCTATTTCTTTGTTTGTTATATCTTCTTCTATTTTACCAGCTTCTTTTAAAAATTCTATTCTTTGTGATGAAGTATATAGTTCTTTGTTTACAGCTTTTTCTAATAATGCGGCCCTGTCTCTGTTGGCTGTGGCCCTATCAACTATAAGGTCTCTTTCTGATTTGTCTGCCTTAGCACGCATGTCAGCAATTTTGCCTGCTAATATTAATTCTTTATTAGTTTCATTAATTAAATCTTTTGTAGCATTAACGGTTTTAATAAGTCCATTTGCTAAAGCTTCCCCAGCAATTACTACTGGATTAATAGCCCTATTTATTGAAATCATTCCATCCGCTGCATCATTAAAAGCACCAGCAAAATCACCGTCAAATAATTTACCAAATGCAGAACCTAAAAGTCCAACCCCATCAATAAGCTTGTCTACTTTATCCATTACAAATTCCTTGATACTTGTACCAAAGTTTTTCAATGATTCTACAGGGTTAACAAAAATATCAATTAAAGCCATTCCCAAATCACTTATAATGTCCATAAAGTTTCCAGTAATAACACTAATATAAGACATTGCTTTGGCCCACTTGTTTTGACCTTCTTCGGAAGTGGTAAAAGCGGCATGTATTGCAGTGATTGCAATTATTAAAGCTCCTAGGCCTGTAGCAATAATAGCACCCCTCATAGTTTTAAAACTACCTATTACTCCTTTCATAGAAGCTTTCATAGCAGCAAACCCAGAAACAGCACCTCCGGAAACTCCGTCTAAAGTACCACCCAATTCACTAGAAGTTTCATTAGTATCTTTAATTGAATCATCTAGTTTTTCAACAGATTTATTTAAATTTTCTATTTCTTTTTT